TGCCATACAGTTGTTACCTTAGCATTACCAGTGTCTTGGATAACAGTACGAAGTACGTTAGAGCCATAGAAACCAGCCTGTGCTGAGATTACAGTGTTAGCGTTATAGATAGGTGTCCACTTGAAGAATTCAGCTGTGAGAGCTTCATAGTTAACAGCTACCTGTGCAGAGTTGTGGGTAACAGTTGTCTGAGGAGTGTTAGTCCAGTTAGAACCGCCACCACCGCCACCTGCGCCAGTGTTTGCAATAGCATCAAGACCACGAGCATAGTAGTCAGGTGTAGTAGAAGCCTGGGTTGAAATCCATGTAGGAGCACCTTTACCTCCACCATTCTGTCCCATACCAGGTGTTGCCTGCTGAGAAGAGTTAGACGCATTCCAGCCAGCGCCACCGCCGCCACCACCAAGTGGAAGGCCAAGAGGTGAACCAGAGTTCAAACCATTAAGTAGAACACCAGTACCGCCATCACCAGCGCGACCCATAATATGTGTAGCGTTAGTACCAGATGCGTTCCATACTGCGAATCCACCTTGGTGACCGCGCATAGGCCAAATCTGCTGTGAGATAGCTGCTGTTGTACGGTAACCGTCAACAGAGTTACCACCAGATACTGCAACGCCATACATAATAGCTGGCTGACCGATTGAGCCTGCGCCCGCACCGCCGCCTGCAAGTGTCATAACAGTTGAAGAGTTGTTAGCAGCATGGCCACCATTGTTACCGCCCTCAAGGCCATATAGCCACTGCTGAGAGTTAGTATTCCAGGTACCACCGCCTCCGCCACCTTCGGCAGATAGTGTTCCAAGTGAAGAAACAACTGGTGTTAATCCTGGCTGACCAGCATAGAAGTAGTTGACGTTATCAACCTTCTTGTAGACAGTAGCTACTGCTGCTGGCTCAAGCTGTGGAGCAATGATGTGGTATTCAATTGCTGAACCAGTTGCAGATTGAGCACCCTGGAAGTTAACGATACCAAACTTAGCGTATACAGCACCTGTTGGAGCTGCAACGCCGTTTACTGCAACGCGTACTGGGTAAGTTACACCAGGCATCTGCTGTGTTGATGATGCAACACCAGAGATTGGGATGTAGACGTTGTTACCTTCTGTACGAAGAACTGAGTTAAAGTCAGCATCAAAGTACTCAATGTATCCGCGTGTTGGGCGGTATTGGTTTGATGTACCTGTTGCTACAATGAACGCAGAACCTGAATACTGTGTACCAGCAGTGATGCGAACAAAGCGGTGTGAAGCTTCTAGGTTTGCACCGTTAGTTGAGTTAGTCTGCATAAGCAAGGACTGAGCCTCACGATAGACAGGCATACGCCATGTTGTGGCTGTATTACCAACTTCAAGCTGTAGGTTATCAATCCAGAAGTTAACAGATGGCTGCTGGAAGACAATTACAGGGTGGATAAACTGTGGTGTTGAACCCCACTGGTATGTACCGTTAGCAAGAGCTGAAGCAATTGCTGGAGTTGAGAATGTTGCTGAAAGACGACGCCATCCTGTCTGACCAACAGTTACGTTAGAACCAAGCATCTGGACACCAGATGGGTTGCTGAAGGTAACAGTTGTGCTAGATAGAGGTGCGTTAGTAGCAAGAGACAATGTAACGGTTGTACCAACAAGGTTAGATACAACTGTGTTTGATTGGATACCTGAACCAGTGATAGCCATACCAATCAAGATACCTGTAGCATCTGCAACAGTGATTGTTGTAGCACCGTTAGAGCCTGTACCAGTAGTGGTGAAAGAACCACCGTAGTTGGTCAATGTAGCTGGGGTTGTCTGACGTACGAAGAATCCGTTAGCCTGACCAGCATCGATTGAGTTAGTTGTACCTGAGTTAGAACCACCAAGGTATGAAGTGCTTGAGATAGCATTCCATGAAGCTCCTGCAGAACGAATCTGGAAGAGGATTGGTGTTGATGTGCTGATATTTACGTTAGTTGAAATATAAGCAGAGAATGTGTAAGTAGCACCTGGGATGTAAGGAACACCCTGGAAACCAGTTGAAGTCTGGGTACCGTTAGATGTTGTTGTTGAGTTCATGGTTGAGAACTGAACCCATGTAGGTGCACCAGCAGATGTTGATGAGCCTGTACCGCAAATCAAACCATTGATACCAAAAGCTCCAGAGTATGAAACTGTTACTGTTTGGTTAGTGGTTGTAGAGGTAGCATTAGCAGAAAGTGTGACTGATGTTGCGCTATCTACGCTAAGTACTACTGTACCTGAAGCAAACATGGCACCGACCATGTACATACCAGCATAGATATTAAGAGTTGAGTCTACTGTAACTGTAGGTGAGTTAAGAGTAGTGCTTACAACCTTGCTGTATCCACCAACCATTTCTGGAAGCTTTGTAGGAACACCAGCATTTGTAATTGAGAATGAAGATAGCGCAGTACCATACTGACGAACATAGTTGTTAGTAAGAACTGCGGCTTCTTCCATCTGCGATACTTCTGGCTGCATGATGTTGTTAGAAAGATTTGTAAAGTATGGGCCCGCAGCACCATTAGATGTCTGTGGGTTAGTTGTAATGTCAGAACCAGCAGCTGAGATGTTGTGGAAGAAGACGTTTGATGGGCGAACAACTGTTGAGCCCTGTCCAATACCTACAATTGTTGCTACAGTTCCTGAGTTAGCTACAGAAAGTGTTACAACGTTACCTGAGATAGAAACAATCTGTGCGTTAGAACCGATGCTTGTACCTGTTACAAACTGACCAGCTGATAGACCAGCAGCGTTTGGATATACAGTAATAGCTGAAGCACCAGAGATACCAGTTGCTGAACGGTAGTATGTTGCTGCGTCCCATGAGTTAACGTTATAATCAAAGTCTGCGTTAACAAGAAGGTTAGCAATTGTGATGTTACCAAAAATGGTTGCAGAACCGTTACCACCAGGAAGGGTGTTAGTTACGTCAGCAGCGCCGTTAATTGCACCCTGACCACCTTGTCCACCTGCACCGATAGTTACAGAGTAGGTTGTTCCTGGAACAACTGTTAGGTTCTTTACGATTACCTGTCCGCCAGCGCCACCGCCGCCAGCCACGTTCTGTGAGCCACCGCCGCCACCGCCGCCGCCTCCAACGAGGACAACTTGAGCGCTAGTGACACCAGTAGGCGCAGTCCAGGTACCACTGGCTGTAAAGGTGGCCTCATTGATGTACAAGCGACCCGAATTATCATTCGGGAAGACAATAAAGTCTTTACTTGAAGAGATTGCCATTGATAGTTACCTGTCCTTTTCCTTAATTAAGAAATCAATACGCCAGAAATCAAAAAGTCAACTGCTGCTGCTACATCTGCAGTGACTGTAATTGTTTCTGCTGCGTTTAATACTGTACGTGCATCAAAGTTTACAGTGCCGTTTGGCGGAACCTGTAGACCTGTGCAAAAAGAAACTCCGCCTGTAAGAACTGTTACTGTACGAGTAGCAGCGGTCTTATTTGAGAGGATGATATTTGTGATAATTGCGGTGTTAGATGCTGGGACTGTATAAGCACTTGCATCTGAAGTACCAGCTGTACCCGCTCTAAATCGTGTTACTGTTGTTGGCATTATGCAAGCACTCCTATGTACGCTAGATTGGTTAGATTAGCTGCTTCTGCTTGAATAGCAGCTACCTTTGTATTTCCCGCAGTGTTAACCGCAGAAACCTGTGTAGTACCAGCGGTATTAACTGCAGCAACCTGCGTTGTACCAGCTGAGTTGACTGCTGCTACGCGGTCAGCGGTTGCAGCAACGATGTCGTTCACCCCTAGAAGGGTGCCCAAAGTTTCAAGTGTCTTAGCAACGTAAATTAACTCTTGTGCTGTATAAGTACTAGCTGCAAGGCTAGATGTAATTTCGTCTTTAACAGCGCTAATTTGCGTAGCTAAGGATGTGTAATCAGGCATTCTATATTTACCTACCTTCCGAGGTCATTAAAATTGTATCAGTTTTAGAAATAGGGTCATCGTAAACCTTGTTCATTATGCCTGAGCCTCAATCCATGAGATACGAGCTGAGATATTTGAAGCTGCGGTACCGATGTTGGTCGCTGTTAGGACCAGGATGTCTGGGCCGTTTGGATATGAAGGGCTTGAGATGTTTCCATCGCCAGAAATGAGGGAGTTACCAAGGTCTCGAACAGTACGAAGGTCGTAGTTAGAAACGCTGTAGTTAGTAGTACCACCACCGTTTTCTGAGTAGAAAGAGGCCACAGAGTCTCCACCAACAATACGTCCAGAGGCAGTTTGAACGTTTCCAGCACCTGGACCAGAGTTATCAAAGTAGATAACCTGAGCCAAAGAACCAGAACCTACAAGGTCACGAGCCCAGTCATCAGGAAGTCCTGAGAATCCAGTACGTGGGGTAAAGGTAATTGTGCCAGAGACAGTTCCTGAGTTAGCTACAGATAGAGTAACAACGTTGGCTGCTACAGTAGCGATTTGAGCGCTAGCTCCAATACCTGTTCCTGACACCAACATACCTGGGACGATACCTGTAGTACCTGTGGTATCACTAATAGTGATGGTATTAACACCAGATGTTCCCGATACGTTTGAACGAGTGGTAGCAAGAGTAGCTGCTGAGTAATTAGTATATAGAATCTGTGAAGGGTTTAGAATTCCATCAATACGGAACTGTCCATTGGTTGTAACACCGATAGAGTTAAGCTGTAACTGCATGCGGTTTACAAGTTCACGTATACCAAAGTTACGAGCAATAGCGTTATCTACTGATGGAGCCAAACGAATAGCAATCAGTGGACGAGTAACACCAGGGGCAACAGAGAGAAGCTTTGTCATACCACCAGTGAAGATGAAGTTAGCATCGTTATCAAAACGACCATCCATCATAACTGAAGAACCCCAGTGGCTGATGATAGGTGCGCAGTTCTGAGTAATTGATTGAACTGCAACCTGAGCATCTCCACCAACACCTGTAATAGATGAGTCTGGAGTAAAGACTACTGGAGTTGTTGTTCCAGAGTATGTAAATGGTGTATCTGGATAAACCTGTGTAATAGATGCGCGACGCTGAGCAATATTAATTCTATAACCGCCAGGTGTTGCATTATAAGCATCAATAGATGAGTAACGCATGATTTCGCAGTTCACACCATCACGTACATAAATGTAACCTGCAGGTGGAAATGCGCTAGCATCTTCTACCCATAGAGATGTATCATTAGCACCAAGCTGAGCACCAAGAGTTCCAGCAGCACCAGAAATCATTTTTGTAAAGATTGATGGGTCATTCGATACTTCGTAGCGAGCAGGCAAGTTACCAGAGCGCTGGTAAGCGCCATTGTTAACGTTGTTCTGAGGCATGCGGTGGCACCAGTAAATCTTTCCATTAGGTCCACGCATACCAAAGCGAATAGTTCCTGCACCGTACCATGTGTAGTCGATGTAAACCATCTGCATACGACCCATGTCAAGTTTATAACCTGAAGGGCCTGTACCATCAAATTTATCAACGTTCCAGACATCTTGAGCAAAGCGGTCAGACTGTGTAATAAGATAACGAGTACGAGTACCTGTAGCACCGCGATAAGCAGGTGAGATATTCATAGAGGTAGCGCTATTGATTGAAACAATCTTGTAGCTAGAACCCTTGATAACAATAGACTGTCCTACTGTTAATTGCTTACGGAACTGAGTACTAAGTCCAGTAACAAAGCTTGAGTTCTTTGTTACGTTAATACGTCCAATACCTTCTTTTTCTGAGTGACGACGTACGCAGTACATTTTCTGTCCATCGTACTCAAAGTAAAAACCATTTTGGTCATCAAAAATACCGCAACGTGTAACAGCACCGTACCACTTACGAGCGTGGATGTAAACGTTAGTGCCAGCTGGGTTCCAGTCAATAGTTGGAAGTGTCTGTGTAAGATTTACTTGAAATTCAAACGTGTTAACGTCAATGATTCTTGATACAGTAATATCATTACCGTTGTATGGATTATATGCATAGCGAGTCTTAACGCCTTCAATATCAATTGTTACGCCAGCCTGCATACCGTGGTCTTGTACAGTCTTAACTGTAACAATAGCTGGTCCAATGCTTCCACCATTAATAGAAAGCGTTTCAACATCGTATACAGGAGTTAGCTGTGCACCTGTTGAGAACTGCATGCCCTTACCTGACTGGTAACGGAAGTAACGGCGAGTCTGACGGATAACTTGAGAGCCCATTGAGTTAGTTGCAGTAGAGATAGAAACACCACCGTCATATGGGCGGTGAACAACATATGAGTCACCCTTAGTAAAGATAAGGGCGGTTGTTGGAACTGATACAGCAGACTGCTGACGAGACAATTGGAATTCCAAGCTTGTCTGAGTAGCAACTTTAGTTACCTGCCAGTTACCATCAATGCTGTTAGTTCCAGATACAACGATAAGGTTTCCTGGGAACACGCCGTGTGGCTGGTCAAAGATAACTGTTACTGTTGATACTGGAGCAGCGCCGTCTGTAGTAGCTCTCCAACGGTTAAGCGTATTAACGCCGCCAATTGGGAAGTTACCACCAGGGATATGAGCACCATCAAAAATATCTCCACCGTATACAGATGTAAGAGTTCCAGATTGAATATCGCCAGACACTGCTCCACGAGCTGTATATGTGAATGTGGTTGTTGAAGGAACAGATGTTACAAGAGATGTACCTTCTGCAAGATAGTTAAGGGTTTCTTGTACAGAAACAATTTGACCTGCAGATAAGCCGTGAGGAAGAGCAGTTGTTACTGTAATTGTTGAACGTGGGCGAACACCGTCACCTGTAACTGTTACAACATCAAATGAGTTACCACCAGTACCCTTTGCAAAGAATGATGGGTAGCCGTTAGCTAAGAATAGAGATTCCCACTTAGATGGCTGTACTGAGTATTCAAAGTCAGTATCCATAAGGGATTGAGGAGTTGATACGCGAAGCTTCTGCGCTCCATCAATGAAGGTATCATCAAAAGTTATCTTCTGATTTTCATCATCAAGGATAATCTGTAGAACGTCGCTAGAGGTCATACCTGTGGTATCACAGGCAGAACCAGTAAGAGTAACAACAGTCTTATAGATGTTTTCAGCAGAAGTATTTGAAATGCTATAGGTTGGGTAAATGTAAGAAACAGTTGCTGTTAGCGTTGGGTCAGAGAAGTTAAAGAGAATCTTATTTGTTGCAGAGTTTACAATAAGGAAGATGTGCTTCTCTTGAATATAGCGATTAACAGTAATCGTCTTAAGAGTAGGATTAAATACATACTCCTCGGGAGCAATATTACGTGACATTCACTTACCTTCCTAGATTAACGCTATCGGTGGGATAACGGTTTGAGTAATCGTTGTTGTTCTTGTCTGTGAGTAACGTGGGAAAAATAGTCCAAGCTCTAACTGAGCATCCATAACTAATTGTTCACCGCGTCCACCATCACCAGCAGGTCCTGGTGTACCTGTTGGTCCACGAAGTCCTGTTGGTCCAGGAGCACCATCTGCGCCCGCAGGACCAGTGGCACCATTAGCACCAGCAACTCCAGCAGGTCCAGTTGGACCTTGAATACCAGACGCATATACTAACGCATTCCAGTTTTGAGTACCATTTCCAATCTTAAACTTTCCAGTGTCAAGTTCAAGACCAAGTTCACCTTCTGAAAGTAAAGGGTTGGTTGTAGACCACTCTGCTGCCGTACCACGACGTAGCTGTAATTTAATTGCCATAAACCGCGTTTACTCCTCCGCTGTCAATAGTGATAACTCCTCCGTAATTAGTATTTACGCCACCACCATCTACGTTTAGTAGTGTAGTGCCTGTAGGGCCTGTTGGACCCAGTAAACCCTGATTTCCTGTAGGACCAGTAGGACCTTGAATACCTTGAGGACCAGTTGGACCCTGTAAACCTGTTAAACCTTGTGAACCAGTAGGACCTGTTGGACCAATTGTTGCAGCAACTAATGCAAGCCAGTTTGCTACATCTTCAAGTGGAGTAATTCCAGGTGTAGATGTTGAGTTTCTACGAACATAAGTTCCCTTTAATGTAGGTGTGTCGTAGAAGACCGCTTGTCCTGGAGCATAAGCAATTCCTTGCTGCCAAGTTCCAATGATGGTGAATGGTTGTGGACCAGTTGCACCAGTCGCACCTGTTGGACCAGTAGCTCCAGTTAAACCAGTTGAACCCTGCGCTCCAGTAGGACCTGTAGGTCCAATTACACCCGTAGGTCCCTGAACAGTTCCAGCGTTAACCCACTGAACTCCTTGCCAAACATATAGTTGACCAGCAACAAGATAACCATCACCTGTAGTTCCTGTTGGAACTGCAGTAAGAAGTTCTGCATAGGTATTGAAAGTCCCTTTGATTTGAAGACCAACACCTTGAGGTCCTGTAGGGCCAGGAACTGTTGATGCAGCACCAGTAGGACCAACTGCACCAGTTGGACCAGTAGGTCCTTGTATACCTTGTAAACCTTGGTCACCTGTTGCACCAGTAGGGCCAACAGGGCCTTGAATACCTTGAATACCTTGGATACCTTGCGTTCCTTGCGCACCAGTAGGTCCAACTAAACCTTGTGCTCCTTGAGCGCCTGTAGGTCCTGTAGGTCCCTGAATGTAACCAGCGTTAATCCATGTAGAACCACCCCATACAAAGAGGTTTCCGTTTACAAGATAACCGTCACCAGTTGCGCCAAATGGATGTGCGGCAACAAGAGATGCATAATCTCCATACTCACCAAGAACATAAATAGAAGCACCAGCAGGACCAGTGTTACCTGTAGAACCTGTAGGACCTGTTGGGCCAACAGCACCAGCAGCACCAGGCGTACCTGTAGCACCAGCAGTACCTTGTGGTCCTTGTGGACCAGTTGCTCCTTGAGCACCAGGTAAACCTGCAATACCTTGTGAACCTTGTGCACCAGTGGCACCTGTAGGTCCTACAGCACCTGTAGGGCCAACAGCACCTTGTGGACCTGTTGGTCCAGCAACTGTAGAAGCAGCACCTGTAGCACCTGTAGGGCCAGTCGCACCTTGTGGACCAGCAACTGTTACAGTAAAGATTGCATTTAAATTAGAGTTGTCTTGAGAGACAACATAGAGAGTAGTAGGGCCAGTAAATGGAACATCCCAAAATATGGTTCCTGTTTCAAGTCCTAGACCAGTAAAGCCAGATGTGTACTGAGTTCCAGCGTTATAGGCACCCTGTGTAGTTTGTACTCTAAATCTATTTCCAGGAGTATCGATAGTTAATCTATAACGAAGACCACGGATAACAGTGATAGTTGGATTTACTAATCCATTGATTACATAGTTAGGGGTTGCATCAGCTGTGATTGTTAAATCAATACCGCCAGATGTACCAGCAGGGCCTGTAGGACCAGCTACTGTTGAAGCAGCTCCAGTAGGACCTGTTGCTCCTGTAGGACCTGTCGCACCGACATCACCAACTTCACCAGTTGCTGCAAATGTCCATCCAGTATAAATTTGACCAACAGTTCCGTTATTACCAGAGTCAACAATTAAGGTAAGAGTGAGCCCGTTGTTACTGATGGTTGCCGAGCCCTCAAGATATACAGAACTATTAGCTTGATTAATTGCACGAACTCTCATGCCTGTTATAAAGGCATGGTCAGCATTACTTAAAGTAAATACTTTACTTCCAGCAGAGTAGGTAACAGCATTAGCAGAAGTTACATTGCCATAACCAACACCACGAGGTCCTTGACCACCAGTAGGTCCAAGAATACCTTGTGGACCTGTTGGTCCTTGTAGACCTGAAATACCTTGTGGACCAGCAGCACCAGTATCACCTTTAGGACCAGCTAAACCTGTAGGACCAGTTGCTCCAGTAGCACCTGTTGGACCTACCGCACCTTGCGGACCTACAGGACCAAGAGCACCTTGCGGACCTGGTGCACCTGTTGGACCAGCACTACCAGTAGCACCAGTTGGTCCTTCTAGATTTCCAACGTTCTTCCATGAAGATGTTGGAGTATCCCAAATAACTAAACTTCCATTAGCAAGAAGCCATGCATCACCAGCTGTTCCAGTTGGATGTGCGGCTTGTAAAGCTGAAAGTGTTGCGTATTCTCCAAGAAGATTTAATCCTTGACCAGGAGCACCAGTAGGGCCTGTGGCACCAGCAAGACCAGAAACACCTTGCGGACCTGTAGGACCTGTTACACCAGCGTTTCCTTGATTGCCTTGCGGACCTGTGGCACCTGTGCGTCCAGTTGGACCAGTTGCTCCAATAGCCCCAGTAGGTAATGCGATAGTGTCATAGGTCCACGCATTGTTACTACGACGGTAAAGACGGATATTTACATCGTCACCTGCAATGCGAACAAATGCCCACTGATTAGGTGTTGGATTTGGATTAGCAGTTGTTAATGCTGAGAGGGTTGAGTAAACCCCTAAAAATTGTGAGTAGTCTCCCTGAGCACCAGTTGGGCCAGTTGGACCAGTTGGGCCTGTAGGACCGCCAAGAATGCCTGTAGGACCCGTGGCACCAGGGTACCAAGGGCCGTTGTCTGGCGGAACAATAATAATATCTGCCACGTTAATCCACCGTTACCTGTTGGGTTACAAACACTTGACCTCTTAAAAATGTACGTTGGAATGTTGCATCGGTACTAGATGTAGCCTGCAAATCCCAAAAACCACGCACTGGTAGATATTTAGTATCGGACTGAGTGAGCGTAATTCTTATGCGTCCAGTTGCAGCATCGATAATTGTAACATTGAAGGCTGCATATCTAGTAGGTGAATTAGGGTAGGTTCTAATCTCTGATTTAAATACTAAACCAGTAACAGAAGACCCAAGAACAAAGTCCTGGCTATAGCTATCTCCCTGAGAAAGAACTAAATCGTAGGCTTGAATAGTAGTAGGGAATTCCTGACGACCTAACAAATCATTTGGTAAGTACACTCGCTCTGGCTTACGCCCATCATCAAATTCTTGAGCCATGTAAATAGGAACAAGCTTATTAGTATGACGGGATACGCGACGTAGGGTACCCATCTGAATACGCCATAGGCCAATATTAAGGGCAGAGCAAAGTTGCTTATACTGCTCTTGGCGCTGTTGAATCATAGACGTTAGTTGCTGCCAACGTTGACTACGTGGGATTACCACTCCATCTGGAGCCGTAATATTAATATCAAAAGAGGCATCAGTAGCCAAAGCCCATAGAGCCTCAATAGTAGAAAGAATAGCTACGGGGTACTCTTCCACACCTGGTATAGCACCAATAGTCATTTTACTTCCGTACGCATCTGTGCGCTCATGAAGGTGTTGTCCCACAGCGGTGTTAACAAAGCGCTCAATATCTGCATCTGAAAAATAACGATAAGCAGTTCCATGGACTGTAAGGAGTGCGCCATTAGCCACTGGGTTTTGAAAGCGAATAATTCCCTGGTCTACCTCAAGTTTATAGCCAGTAGGGGCTGGGATGTAATCTTCAGTGACGGTTACCAAAAGGGTATACGGGTCAACTGGTTTGTTATTTAAATAAAACTCTTTAGTTGTTCCATCACCAATTGCAGTAAAAGTAAACTCTTTACCCTGGTCACCAAGCTCTAAGCGAACTCTAGATACCAAATCCGATAAGAGGGCCACTCATATACTCCTAACGCTACTGATACATGGTGTCAGTAAATGATTAAAAAATCCGTACAAACGAAAAAGCGGGCATCAATGTGCCCGCTAATCCGCCAAAATTAATGCTAGATAACTCCAGCTAAATAACCCTTTTCCTCTAGGTGGAGGGCTACTTGCTTGCTGACCTTGTACTTCTGTCCTGCTTTAAAGTTGTAGAAGTTTCCAGCGCCTAGGGTCATGTTCTCGATATCTTCAACAACACGGATGACAACTACGTCATCTCCCTTGCTTACTACTGTGGCTTCATCAACAATCACTGTTGCCTGGTTAGGCTTGGTAGCGTCTAGAATTTCAGTCTCAAGTTTAATCTGTGCATTGGCGGTAGCCATTGACATTTCTGATGCACGTTCCTGCAATGCTTCTGCATTATCAGCAATCTGTGCTTCACGAGCACGACCTGTAACATCAGACGGTTTTACTTTACTTGCCATTTGTATTCTCCTAATTAGTACCTGTTAAAGGGGGTGGGCAGTTTTAAGACGTACCCAGGTCTATTGAATTAGTTGGTTTCTGCAATAATTACAGACTGGTCAGTAATTAGACCAAGACCGAAGATTGAGTACCAAGCAAGAGCATGCTCACGACCGAAGTCAAGAATACCGCCATCGCGGAGTTCGACTGGAAGAGAGATTGCGTGACCGAATGCGTTATCTCCAATGAAGATAGCTGCGTAGCGGTCTGACTGTCCGTTACCTGTCTTTGTAGCAGGAGTGATGTATCCACCACCAGCTGTTACGACTGGGTTAGCAACGACTGTATCGGTTGTGTAGTTAGTACCTGCACCACCAGCAACCTTGAGAACCTGTGTGGTTTCAATGAATACTGTGTCGTACAAACGACCGATTTCACCAAGCATGAAGTTACCTGGAGCAGCGTACTTAGTGACTTCAATAAATTCTGGATTGTCACGGAGCTTACGGCTCTGGTGTGGGTGAACGAATGCCACGTAGGTTTCACCAAGACGTGGGATGTTCTTTGTTGCCAAGGTCTCTACTGCGTCCTTCACTGTGTGAGGTGTCAAGTAGTAGGTACCTGTCATAGCAGCACGGTTAGCAGCGGTTGTGCCATCTGCGTACCAGTTGTTGACTGCTGTAAGTGATGAGCGGTCTTCACCGTAAATGGTTGAAGTTGCTGCATAAAGTGTGTCGCGTGATAGCTGGTCTAGGTAGATAGCCATGTTACGACCAAGAAGACGTGAGGCAGAAGCCATTACGTCATCGAATGAAGCATTGAGAAGAAGCTCAGAAACAGCAAGAGCATAACCATGCTCAGTTACTGTGATTGAGAACTGCTGTGCTGTAAGTGCGTTAGTCTGCATGCGAACACCTTCAACAAGTGAAGATGCAAAGCCGAGGTTGTTGTAACGCATAAAGTTAATCTGAAGACCAGGTGCAACACCTAGTTCTGTCTTCTTAACTGCAAACTGCTCAAAGCGAAGAATAGGCATAGCCTGGAAAAGGATTTCCTTAGACCAGATTGTCTGAATCGCCTGAGTAAGCTGTGTATTTGTACCTGAGTACGCTGTTGGGGCTGCGGCTAGATTGCCAGTACCCGTAATACCAGATGCCATTTTAGTTGTTTACTCCTTGTAGGTTGGATTTGGGATTGTGGGATTTACCCGAACAAGCCGCGAGACTTACCTCGGGCAGTAGCGCCCAAGATTTTCTCTCTGTATTTTGCGTAATCATTCATCGACATTGACTGAATATCTTCAGCCGTTAACGAGCGTTGGTCCATATTAGTGTCCATCTGTCCGAGCGGGGGCGTGGTTACCCGAGTCCCCGTCATTTCTTTCCGTGCATTCTGCATTGCAGACTGCGCCGATTCAAGAATCTTTGCGGAACGAGCTTTTAGACCTTCAATACTTGCGTCGACTTCCTCAGGGGTATTGCCGCTGATTAAATCTAACAGTTCAGGAATAATTGCTTCACGTTCTGCATCTACGCGTTGTGAACGGTAGTTCTGCAGGTCAGCAAAAGACTTTTCGCGTTCCAGTAGAGCGAAGGCACGTTCACGTTCTTGACGCTCACGCTCCAACTGCTCCTGCCACTCTTGTTCCTTAGTTTTAAGCAAAGTACGAACATCCATATCACTTTCAAGAGCTTCCTGCTCAGCTTTAGCTTTTGCTTCTGCTTCTGCAGCTCGTGCAGCAAGTTCTGCTTCACGCTCTTTCTTAAGTGTGTCTAGTTCTTCCTTCAGCTTATCAATCTGAGGGTAGAGTTTTTCTTTTTCTTGGCTACGTACACGTGCCAAGTCATCTTCCGTATAAAACTTGGAAGTTGCCTTAGTAGTAAGTGCGTCAGCGACAACTGCGTTGTCTGAAGACTCAGCTACAACTGGAACAACTCCTGCTTCTGCCGCAAAGGCATCAGCATTTACTTCTGCTGTCTCCATCGAGATTCCTTTTTCTTCTAGGGGTCGTTTTCCGAATTAAGAGCACATATGACCGAACGTTGTATATATTTTCTTGCTTAATACAAAAAATGTCTGCGTAAACGCTTATTTTTCGTATTCTTCTGGTACACGTCTCTGAGGGAGTACGGTTCCATAAGCTTCTGTGACCAACTTGTTTCGTAGGTCTGCTTCGCCCATATCAGCGGCGCTTAGCGCCTCATCCATTGTTGGCGGTAGTACTGCAGGTGCTCCAGGAGCCCCTGTAGCTGTAGGCGCTCCTGGAGCGCCCCCTGTTTCTGGGTTAGGCATGGTGCCTGTAAGTTCTGCAATCTCTTGTTCAATCTGGGTCTGTAGAAGCTTAAGTGCGCCATCAGCAACAGCGTCATCCATAAGTTCTTGACGAATTTCATTAAGTTTCTCAGTTGGGAACTCTTCACCCAGGGTACGAAGAGCGCCTTCCTTAGACTCCAAGCCCAATGAAAGCATGGACTGGACTTCGTTAAGTGCAATCAACTTATCTAATGGAAGTGGCTGTGGGAAATAAACATAGGTTAGGTAAGTAAGTGGGTCATTAGGGTCTAGGCGGTCTAGCTGACCCTTCTTAAGCTTAACGTTTACATTTGGGTCCCAGATAAAAGTCTCAGGTTCTTTAACAGCTAGGCTGCGAATAATAAGCTCATTAACACGCTCTAGGCCACGTGCGTACTGAATAATCTTCTGGTGGTAGCGGTTCATCAAAGGCTGGAACTGGATAGATAAAGCTACGCCTGATGTGTTAGAGATAGGCTGTGCCTGACCAAGTGCGGTCTCAGGAACACCAATCATTTCGTGCATAGACTTCTTGAGCATAGCCAAGAATTCCATAGCACCCTTTAGACCTTGTGCACCGCCCTCTAGGTTTTCTACCTTTGCATCTTTTGGTAGGCCGCCCCAGACTTTGTTAGCACCTTTCTCAAGCTGAGAAGCCTTAGCACCGATGATGACTGTGACGGGCGCAGCATGGTAATTAACGATGTCAGCAATATCAGTAGCAGTTTCGTTATAAGTGCGGTTAATATTAATAATGTCGTGACCATCGCTAAGGCCCCAAGGGCTACCACTGATACGAACATTAGGAATATGAACAATGGGAATAGTGCCAAGCGGATTAGGGCGCGAGTCAATAAGTTCGTCATTGATATATTCCTCAATCACATCTTCTGTAAGAATTTCTGTGTAGGTAAATACCTGACGTGTACCTTCCAGTGATGTGCCCCAGAAACGGTACTTTAATTTAAAACGGATAAGACGTTCACGGTCATGTGGGTGAAACTCTGGAAAACAAAAAGCTGCGTTGAGTGGGAGGATGCGTACACGACCAGGGTGCTGCATACCAGATGGGTCAGTCCAAGCCTCTTCATAAGCTACTTTGATAAAGCAGTCCCCAGATACAGAGCCCTGTTGTCCCATTTCCCATAAGACTGTGGCTTTATTGTTATCTACTTCCCACACACGTTCTAGAAGGTCTGGGATGATTGCTTCAGTTTCTTTTGGTGAACGGAAGTTAACGCCCTTACCAAAAGTGAAGTTAATAATAAAATCTGTAAAAGCGCGGTAATAGTTAAGTACTAGTTGCGCATCGCCTATCTGACGACGATAGGAATAATGGTGGCCAAGATACATAGCCCAATTAAGAGAGTAGCGATTAAGACGCGGACCGTGGACTTCAAATTCTTCATCAGCTAGTTCTACCAATCCCAATGGGGAAATGGATATGGTTAAGTCAGACGAAGCCGCCCTATATGAGGGAGGAGAAAAATCAATGCCGCTCAACTATCCACCTTTTTCTTACGTACGAGCAAAGAGTACCACGAGTAATAAGCTTAGCGAAAGCGCTCGCCGCGGATGTTGCCCTTGCCGACCTTTTTGTTAACTTTCTTTTTCTGCTGTTCTTCTTTTTTTTCTAAGGCTTCTTGTGTGTAGTCTCTAAAACGTGGGTCAACGTCTTTTTTAGATTTAACGTATTGACCTCCCATTTGATTGTACTTAGCGTGAATCCAGTGACCACGTGCAGGGGAGTTCTTAGAGAAACGAGTTTTTGCCTGGGCAGTAATCATGTTCCAAAGTTTAGGATTAGCAGGCTCCTGCTTATCCGTCTTCTTTACTTCTTTACCTTGAATCAGTGCCATTTAAAAATCCTTTGAAAATGGGAAGCCTACCCCCGCAGCTGTTCAAATGTGCTGGACGGGGGTAGGAAACCTAATTAATCGTTTACAACAGCTGGATTAGATGACTTCTGGTTTGCACCGCTGCGCTGTACGCGCTCAAAACGGTTATCTCCGTGGTCAGCAAATCCGCCTGCAGAAAAGTCTGAAAGACTTGATGGAGCTTCTACCCATGCGGCTGAACCGACATGTGCACGCTCACGCATTGTTTCTTCTGCAGTCTTTGTGTGAACAGCCTTATTACGGTTTGGACGACCTGCAGCTGGTTCATATCCCTGCATTGCACCATTGGTGAACTCATTTGGGATATCTGTATCAGTTGCAAGACCTTCTTCAAAACGTAGTGGGCCACGCTGTCCTGGGGTTGCAGGTGACATCTTACGGTCGTAAGTTGTGCCTGGACGCTCAGGGAACTTAGGTGTTGGGGCAATTGCCATTTTTATACTCCTTATAAGGGTTGAGGACCTCGTGTAAAAGTGTCCTACTTATTTGCCGTAAAGTCAGGCTAAACGGGTACTTACCTGCTAAAGAACGGAGATGTAGAAACTTCAATAGATGGCATAGTCATGTCTAACGTTAAGGATACGGCTATAGCAAGGCTATCTGCATAATCATCATGGGCATGCGCTTCATCGGGAGCGTGAGCTAGGAAGTTAGGTCCTGTGAACTTAGTTTCCAAATCCGTCATTTGCTGGTAGAAGCGTTTCCACGTACGTAGACGACGTGTTTTAGCATGAGCAGGCCATCCAACCATACGTCGGTCAATTAAGGCTTTTAGATGTTTCCAGCGTTTTGACTGCTCTGGTTGACTACTGCCTAGGGCATGAACCTCTGCTCTTGGGAGGAGGAGCTTGAGTCTTTGTGCAACAGCATCACCCACGCCGTTAGCGTCAACGCCAACAGCAAGTACGTCGTAGCTACCCAAGAAATTAACGATTTGAAAATATTGGTCTTCCCAGTCATCACCTTGTAACTCCAGCCAGTTTAAGATTCTATGGTCAAAATATCCAAACTCATCTGGCCTATCCCAGTCTACCCACACAACGGTTACAACCGTTGAGTCAAGTTTACGTGCAGGGTCTATACCAACTACTACAGGGGAACGATGCCAAGCTTTAACAGTTTCTTGTGATGTATCTCCAAGCTCATCCATGACTGAGGATGTAACGAACATACCGCGCTCAAGCAACCACTTACAGCAGTATGACATCTGGAACTCATCAGAGTCCTCGCCAATACGCAACATCTCTTTTTTAATAAACTTTGAGTAGTTTGCATTGCACTTACTGACATCTTTATAGTCCCACTCAAAGTGGTTGGTGCGAATACCTCTACCAGTCTGCCTACGCTTATTAAGCTGAATGGAACGGTAAAAGTTATTCTTGTGTGTAGTAGGGGTACCAGTCTTAACCATAGTTCCTGAGTAGTACGCAAGCATAGGGGAGATAGATTTAGATACTACGAAGTCGTCCGCTTCTTGACACTCATCAATAACAATTAGATGGAAGGACTTAGATTCAATCTTCGCACGAGGGTTAGCAGTCATCATCATAAGGCTACTGCCAGAGTTCTTTAATTTAATCTGTCGTGTAACTCCAGGCACTTTACCTAAGCTGTCATCAATC